GACGGAATCCCAGATAAAGCAAATCTGGACAGCCGCCGAGCCGCCCGAAGATATATCGGCGGACGAGGCACTGGAAATAATCACGGGAGGTGCAAATATATGACACGGACGCAGGCAAAACGCTTTCGCGAGATGATAACAAAAGCCGCCGCGAAGCTGACAAACGCCGAAGCTCTGACAAGTATTAGCTTGTTTGAACCGTGGAGCGGCGAAAAAGATTATTCTGTCGGCGACAGGGTGCGCGACGGTGGGAATCTATATCGCTGCTACAACGCGATATCCGCCAATCCCACATGGCGGCCGGGCGTCACTCCGGCACACTGGGAGCGCGTGACGGCAGACGAAAGCGGCACTATCGACAATCCGATAACCGCCGCTGTCGGTATGCGGTATTTCAAGGACAAGTACTATCTCGACGGCGGCAAAACATACAAGTGCATACGCGACGACAGCAACGGTCAAGGTACGATTTTACAGTATCTGCCGTCGCAGCTTGTGGGCATTTACTTCGGGGAGGTGACGGGATGAGCGTGTGGGAAGTTTTTTTAGCCGCAATAGGTGCATGCGGGACGGTTTGCGCCATTATCTTTGGGTATCAAGCCTATAAGCGAAACGGCAAGAGCGACAACCGCGACGAGGGCAAGAAAGACGGTGTTGTTTTGACGGAGCTGGGGTACATAAAAAGCGGCGTAGATGACATCAAACGAAAGCAGGAAAAGCAGGACGACAGCATAAGGGAAGTCGTTGAAAGACTGAGCTCTGTTGAATCGTCCGCGAAGCAAGCACACCATCGGATAGACGGCTTGGAGAGCCGTATGAGCGAAAAATAAGGAGGTCACATTTATGTTTGCAGAATTTTGGTCGGAGTACGGTATGACATTGATATACACCGTTTTAACGGCGGTGCTCGGCTTCATCGGAATCGCGATAAAGCAGATTCTTTCGAAGTTTTCCACCGACAGAACAAAGGAGTCGGTCGTGAAAACTTGTGTCAACGCAGCGGAGCAGCTGTATAAAGATTTACACGGCGAAGAAAAGCTTGCAAAGGTCAAGGAAAACATCGTCGAAATGCTCAATGAGAAAGGCATCTCAATATCTGACATTGAGATGGACATGCTTATTGAAGCGGCGGTTGCGGAAATCAATAAGCAGCTTAAGAAAAAGGAGGGTGCTGAAAATGGCAAAGACTAATACAGGTCTCGTGGCATACGCAAAAGCGAACATCGGCAATCCGTATTGGTACGGCACCTTTGGGCAGGTCGGAACGCAGACGCTACTTGATTCCAAGCGCAGGCAGTACCCGTCATTTTATACCAATTCCATGTATGCCAAATGCAAAAAGGATATCGGAAAAAGGGTACACGACTGCGTTGGACTGATTAAGGGCTATCTTTGGAGTAATAGCGCTACGGCAGCGCCGAAATATAACGCCGCGCAGGATGTGTCGGCAAACGGTATGCTTGCCAAATGCACCGAACACGGCAACATAAATAAGATGCCAGAGGTCCCCGGCGTCCTCGTTTTCATGGATGGTCATGTGGGTGTGTATGAGGGCAATGGCTATGTTATCGAGTGTACCGTCTCATGCGGCGGTGGCGTCGTCAGAACCGCGCTTAAAAGCCGTCCCTGGGTGCATTGGGGCAAATGTCCTTGGATAAGTTACAACAGCACTACAGCGGCACAGAAGCCGTCAGAATCGACCTCGAAGCCAACAAGCGGCGTAAAAGTTGGTGACAAGGTCAGGATAACCGGCACGAACTATGCCACGGGTCAGCATATACCCGCTTGGGTGAAGCTGCGTAAGTATACCGTAAGTAAGGTGCAGGACGGTAAAGCCCTGCTCAAGGAGATCAGCAGCTGGGTGCATACCAAAGATATAACAGTAGTATCGACGGCAAAGAAAGGTGTTGCAGTCGGTAGCACAGTGACTATCAAGAAAGGTGCTGTTTACGGCGGCTGTACCTCAGCGCGCGGAAAAGCGGTCCCGTCCGCTCAGCTTGCACCGACAAAGCACAAGGTAAGCAAGATACAGACAAACAAAGGCGTCAAAGAAGCCCTGCTCGGCGATATATCGAGCTGGGTAGCGGTGGCGAGCCTTGAGAAGGTTACAAAATGAAAAAAGCAATGTTGTCACAGCCAATGCGCGGAAAAACCGAAGCGGAAATAAAGGCGACGAGAGAGCATGCCATAAGGGCACTTAAGGCTAAAGGCTATGAAGTCGTAAACACCTTGTTTACTGACGAGTGGTATAGTGATGCTCAAATGAAGCAGCGCGGAGTAGAAAATATACCGCTTTGCTTTTTGGCAAAATCTCTTGAAAATATGTCGCTTTGTCATGCAGCATTTTTTTGCGAAGGTTGGGAAAATGCGCGCGGCTGCAAGATAGAGCACGAAGCAGCCGTAGCTTATGGGCTCGACATAATATATGAGAATGAGGAGGCATGACATATGATAACAGCAATTCTTTTCAACCTCATGAACATGCTCGGACTTTACGGAGCCTGGGCGGTCGTACAGATTCTCAAGCTCTTCGGAGCGATTTAAAACACAACCGGGCAGGGGATTTTCCTCTGCCCGGTTTTCTGCTTTATAAAGTACGCAGCTCCCGGTCTGATAGCCGAGAGCCACAAGAAATAGGATATAGAGCCGGAGGCTCTTTAATTGCATTATAGCATGATATGCTTTAAAAATCAAGCAATGTTTGCTCAGGTAAAAATCGACCGTTACTACAGGGTTACTACGGATTTCATTTTGAGTGCATTGAAATAGAAATAAAAAAAGCCTTGAAACCGTTGATACACAACGACTTCAGGGCTTCTCTTTTGGTGATCCATCGGAGATTCGAACTCCGGACACCTTGATTAAAAGTCAAGTGCTCTACCGACTGAGCTAATGGATCATATCCTTTTCACTGTGCGGAAGCTGTATCCGCAAATCAGCTTGATTATCATATAATATTTGCTCGAAAAAGTCAAGCCTTTTTTGTATTTTCTTCCCATTGTTTTCACTCTTTATGATAAATTGTGCTTATTTAACCCGAATATTCATTCCCGCCCGGCAGATACTATTCAGAGAAAACTGCCGGAGGCGCATTCTATGAAGATACTTTTTTATGATACAAAGCCGTATGACCGCGAGACGTTCGAAAAGCTTGCAGGCAAATATTCCGACATTGAAATAGACTATCTCAAGACGGATATCTCCTATCGCACCGCGCCGCTCTCGAAAGGCTATGACGCCGTGTGCCTGTTCGTCGCGTCCGATGTCGGCAGGCGGGTCGTGGATATCCTCGCCGAGAACGGGGTCAGGCTCATTCTCATGCGCTGCGCCGGGTATAACAATGTCGATCTTCCGGCGGCGCAGGAGCACGGTATCTCCGTTATGCGCGTGCCGGGGTATTCGCCCGAGGCAATAGCCGAGCACGCCCTCGCGCTCGCGTTCGCTGTCAACCGCCATATACACAAGGCGTATATAAAAGTGCGCGAGAACAATTTCAGCCTCATGGGACTGACCGGGGTCAACTTCTGCGGAAAGACGGCAGGAGTTGTCGGCACGGGAAAGATAGGCGCGTCGTTTGCGCGCGCCTGCCGCGGACTCGGGATGAATGTTATCGCCTATGATAAGTATCGAAACCCCTCGCTCGACTTCGTTCGATATGTCGAACTCGATGAACTTCTCGGCGAAAGCGATCTGATATCCCTCCATTGCCCGCTGACCGAGGAGACCTATCATATGATAAATATCGACGCAATAGAGCGGATGAAGGACGGTGTTATCCTCGTCAACACTTCGCGCGGCGCGCTGATAAGCACGCCCGATCTTATAAAAGGTATAAGACAGCATAAATTTATGGGCGTCGGGCTCGATGTGTATGAGGAGGAGACACACAACGTTTTTGAAAACCGCGAGGACGATATTCTCGAAACCTCCGTCACGGCGCGCCTTCTGTCGTTCCCGAATGTTATAATCACCTCGCACCAGGGCTTTCTGACCCGCGAGGCGCTTGAGTCGATAAGCGAGACCACGTTTGAAAATGCCGCCTCGTTCGGCAGGGGAGAGCCGATACAGGCGAATATAGTTAAATATAATTAATGTATGCTAATCATGCGCGGCGGTAAATTTCGCCGCTTTTTTCTGTCCGCTGTTGATTAAATCGCATTTATGTGATAGAATTTTCCCGTAACCGATTCAAAGGAGTGAGGGAGACTTCGGGTCTCGTAAATATGAAAAACAAAGTTCTGCCAAAAATAACAAATATATCCGCTATTGTTGACATAGTCGGCGCAGTCGCATTTTTTATTGTTCAGATAATCAACGCCGCAAAACCGAATTTTGTCAGCGCGTCGGTGATGCTCGGATTTTTGATAGCGAGTGCCGTGGCGATAATATTGTTCTTCGTGCTCCGAGTCGTAGGTATCGCGGTCGGTGCTAAGTCATCGAAAGTTCTGACGATAATTTCATATATTGTCGATGCGGCATGGGTCATCTCTATGATATTCGTGCTCAGGAATCTCAATATCTTTTAAGGAGAGTCGGAATGATTTATGCTTTTGTCGCCGTTGTCGTTTCTGCGGCTCTGCTGATATATTTTATCGTCCGTATAGTGCGCGATCCCGGTGATGCAAAATATGCCGTACATATTCCAAGATGGCTTTTCTTCTTCGGCATGGCTGTCTATATTGCCGGCGCCGCCGTCTGCATCGCAATGCTCGCTGTCGGAAAGTTCTTCGTTGCGATTCCGGGTTTTGGCTGTATGCTTTTCGGTGCCGCGGCGATGCTCTGCCAGCTCGACCAGAAGGTCGTGGCTGCGGGCGAGGGGATATATATCTATTCGACCATGTTCGGCAAAAAGAAGCGCTTTAATATTTCCGATTTTGTCTCGATGAAGCGAAACTCCGATTCGCTCACGCTCAAATTCAAGAACGGGAAGATGCATATCGATAACCTTGCCGTTATCAGCGACGACTTCAGAGAGAGCCTGCTCGACGGCAAAGAAGACTGAATATCTGCTTAGTGCAAAATACGAAGGTCATAATCCGGGTCTGACAATGCGGATTATGACCTCTATTTATTTTTTTCGGCTGTCTTATAAATTTTTTGAAAAACTGTTGACAACAACATATGAATGAGCTATCATATGAACAGTGAGACATATGAATGAACAGTCATATGAATTATCGCGATTATCGCGCAAATGAACGGAGGACAAAAACATGGAACACAACCACGAGAAGATGCTCGATATGGTGAGGCACGAGCTGCCGACAGACGAGCTGCTTTGCGACCTGTCCGATCTGTTCAGACTCTTCGGCGACACGACCCGCGTTAAAATCCTGTTTTCGCTCTTTGAGTCGGAGATGTGCGTTTGCGCCATTGCGGAACTGCTCGGCATGACACAGTCGGCGATCTCTCATCAGCTCAAGATACTCAAGAACGCAAATCTTGTTGCCAACCGCCGTGAGGGCAAAACAATCTATTATTTTCTTTCTGACGACCATGTCAGAACAATTATAGCCAAAGGTTTCGAACATCTTATTGAAGAAAGGAACGAGAACAATGAAGAAGATCTTTAAGCTTGAGGATCTTGACTGCGCGAACTGCGCGGCAAAGATGGAGGCGGCTATCGCCAAGGTTGACGGAGTTGAGAGCGTCAGCGTCAATTTCTTCACCCAGAAGCTGACCCTTGAGGCGGCAGACGACGCTTTTGACGATGTGCTCAAGAAAGTTGTCAAGACCGCAAAGAAAGTTGAGCCCGACTGCACAATAATTCTTAAGTAAGAGGGGTGTCCCCGATGACGAGAAAGCAGAAGAAAACACTGATAAGAATAATCGTATCTGTCGTGCTGACAGGTGTTGCCTGGGCAGTCGACGAGATATTCGGCTTTGAGGGCTGGAAAGCGTTGCTGCTTTATATCGCGCCGTATCTTGTGATAGGCTACGATGTCCTGTGGGACGCTATTCGCAACATTGCCCACGGCCAGGTGTTCGATGAGCACTTCCTCATGGCTATCGCCACTGTCGGCGCGTTCGGCGTCGGCGATTACCGCGAAGCCTCGGCGGTCATGATATTCTATCAGGTCGGCGAGCTGTTCCAGAGCATCGCGGTCGGCAAGAGCCGCAAGTCGATATCCGCGCTCATGGATATCCGTCCCGACTATGCCGTAGTCGTGCGCGACGGAAAAGAGGAAACCGTGTCGCCCGAGGAAGTTGAACTCGGCGAGACTATAGTTATCAAGCCCGGCGAAAAGATTCCGCTTGACGGCGAGATAATCGACGGCTCGACTTCTGTCAATACCGCCGCCCTGACAGGCGAGAGCCTGCCCGCAGACAAGACTGTCGGTGACAGAGTGACGAGCGGAACGATAAATCTTTCCGGCGTTATCCATGTTAGAACGCAGAGCCGCTTCGAAGAGAGCACGGTCGCGAAGATTCTCGAACTCGTTGAAAACTCCTCGGAGAAAAAGGCGAGAGCCGAGAACTTCATCACCCGCTTCTCGCGCTGGTATACTCCCTGCGTCGTTATCGGAGCCGTTGTGCTCGCGATTATACCTCCGCTTGTCTCCATGCTCATGGGCACTCCCAGCACATGGAGTCTCTGGAGCAGATGGATCGAGCGTGCGCTTACCTTCCTCGTTGTTTCGTGCCCATGCGCACTGGTCGTTTCCGTCCCGCTGTCATTCTTCGGCGGCATCGGCGGAGCTTCGCGTGACGGCATACTTATAAAGGGTGCCAACTATATGGAGACCCTTTCAAAGATCGACACGGTCGTGTTCGACAAGACCGGAACGCTGACGAAAGGCACATTCGCGGTCAACGCCATTCATCCCGAAAATATCACCGAGGCGCATCTTCTCGATGTCGCCGCCGCGGCGGAGAGCTATTCAACTCACCCGGTCGGCGAGTCGATAGTCGCGGCGCATAAGGGCCATATAGACAAGAGCCGCATAGGCAAGATAATCGAGCACGCAGGCATGGGTCTCGAGGCTGTTATCGACGGCAAGACTTATTTTGTCGGCAACGGCAAACTCATGGACATGGCGGGAGCCAAGTGGCATGAGTGCCATATGGCAGGCACCGTTATTCATATCAGCGAGGGTGCGCAGTATCTCGGACATATCGTTATCAACGATGAGATAAAGCCCGACTCCGCAGACGCGATAGCGAAGCTCAAGGAGCTCGGTATCAAGAACACCGTTATGCTCACGGGCGATAATGAGCGCGTCGCCGAAGCGGTCGGCAAGCAGCTCGGACTCAGCGCAGTCCATGCAAAACTGCTTCCGTCGCAGAAGGTTGAGCGCGTTGAAGAGCTGCTCGGCAAGGGCAACAAGGTCGCGTTTGTCGGCGACGGCATCAACGACGCACCCGTGCTCACAAGAGCCGATGTAGGCATCGCAATGGGCGCGATGGGCAGCGACGCCGCGATTGAGTCGGCGGATATCGTCCTCATGGATGACAAGATTTCAAAGCTCCCGACGGCGATAAAGATAGCCAGAAAGACTATGCGCATCGTCAACGAGAATATCTGGATCGCGCTCGCGGTCAAAGTGATCATCCTCGTGCTCAGCGCATTCGGTATCGCGGATATGTGGATAGCGGTCTTCGGCGATGTCGGAGTTCTTATTCTCGCTGTGCTCAACGCCATGCGCGCAATGCTGAAGATAAAAGACAAATAAATAATTAATAAATTGGCGGCAGGGGATTGACCTTGCCGCCGATTTTTTATGCCTTATTGAGCTCTCTGCGCTTTGCGCGCCTTACTCTGTTTATGTGCCGCTCGAAGTCGCCGCTGTTCAGAAGCTCGGTCAGCACCAACTGCTCGAATGTCGGCACGGTGCAGGAATAGAAACCGAGCCGCTCTTCAAATGTCTTAACGAGCCTTTTCGGCAGAACCATGTAGCCGACACGCAGCGAGGGCGATATAGTTTTTGAAAATGTGTTGAGATATATTACATTGTCGCGGTCGGAGAGCACAAAAAGCGTGTCCGCAGGCTTCTGCGAGACCGAAAACTCGGAGTCGTAGTCCGACTCCACAATGAATCTGTCGCCCGATGAAGACCAGTTGATATATTCATATCTCTTCGAAGCGGACGCAGTGACCCCAGTCGGGAAGCTCCGATATGGAGTCGTGTGCAGAACGTCCGCCTTGCTGCCGCTCAGTGCTGCGCCGTCTATGCCGTCGTCCGAGAGCGGGAGAAGCTCATATCTGACTCCCGCCGCCTTGTATACCTGCTCGATTTTTTCATATGACGGCGACTCTATCGCGT